TTGGTATAATGCTGCCTGCTGTGGCATATATTGCTGTTGTAACTGCATTTCAAGAGCAGCCACTTGCGGGTCATATTTCAATCTTGCCCTATAAATATCCTCTGCTGATTGGCTTGGACTTGGAGCTGGTGTAGTTGGAGTTTGAATTACCTGCGGTTTACTGCCACCACCTCTCTCATTTCCTAAAAATCTTCCATATTTTATTTTCTGTGTAAAAAGAAATAAACTCCATCCAATAAATCCTAAAGCCAAGAACATTATCATTTAATCCCTCCTATTAGTTTTAACCAACGATATTTATGATATAATCTAATCCCTCTTTCAGGATATTTTTTAATCCTATGAAAGTATCCAAATTTCGCTTGTGGATTTTTTTCCATAACCGCTTTTGCCAAATGCTTAACTATCTTGAATATGCCATTATTGCGGTATTGCGAAGAAACCTCATATTCATTTATCCAGATAAATTCTCCATTCCTATCAAATTCCCCATTGGAATTAACTACATAATACTCACATACTGCCTTTATATTATTCTGTTCATCGTGTAAAATTTCAATCATATTCTTCTTATTGGCTTCTTATAGAAATCATCATATAACCAAGACCATTTTCATTAACATCGGTTTTACCGCCTGTAAGATAAACATTAGTTGCGTCAGGTGCAGCTGTAAAAACACTTGATACGATACTTCCCGCAGCATCTATTGAACGCATTTTATTAGTAGGATACCCAGTCATCCATAAATACGGATTGCTATTATTATCACCTGTTTCGCAAATTATTATAATCGCAGGAGTTGTCCCTAATCCGTGTGCCACCGTCTGATTGCTATTATTTCCTGTATATGTTACAATATTAAGAATTTTTCCAGTTATTCCAGTTCCACCTCTTGCAACTGCCAATGTTCCAGAAGCCGCATTAGACATATTGGTATAATACGAATCATCTTGTCCATCAAGTTGGTCGGCATTAAGATTAGTTACTTTTGTTGTGGATGTCACTGTAAAAGGCGCAGTGCCAATCGCAATATCGGAAACTAAAGTTTGAGCAGTAAAAGAATAAGAACCAATATCAAGGTTACCTGTAGCGGTTAATGAAGGGGTAGTTATAGAGGTAAATGTCCCTACTCCTGCAGAAGCCCCGCCTATCGTTGCCCCATCTATTGTGCCACCATCAATATCAAAGTTAGAACCCTCTATCTCACTTGAACCTCCGGTAATTTTTCCACCAAGCGTAAAGGCATTGATTGTTGTTGCAGTCAAGGTGCTAAAAGTCCCTGTTGATGGCGTAGTCCCACCTATTGCTCCAGGCGTAGATAAATCAAGTTTGCTCCCTACGATTGCGGCACTTCCAGAAATATCCGCATTAACGATTGTGCCATCAGTTATATTTGAAGTAGTTACTGAATTATTGGAAAGTGTATCCACGCCAACCTGCAGATACCGATATATATTATCCTCATTGGTCTGAACTTCATCTGGCTGGATTATACTACCGGAGACATAACTATACGTTCTGGAGGGAGGTGCTGCGAAGCAAAGTAATGGGATTAAAAACAAAGATAGAGATAAAAACAACTTTTTCATAATTTCTCCTTATGGCGCATCCGTTGACCAGTATGGGATATAAATTGCTGTGCCATCTGTCTTGGTAAATTTAATCCATCCTACACTATTAGCATTATTTACTGACCCCATCTTTATTGTTCCAGTCCCTGTTGACGCAGTTAAGCCAGAGTCAGGACTGTATCTTCCATTAGTCAAATCCCAGAGTTGCTCCAAGACCCTATTTAGTATCACAAGGTTATTCTCATCAAAGGCGGTTATCCTCTGTGGCTTCTCAAATCGGTAAGCATTAACTGAAATTGCCAAACCAAGAAAAAGACCTAAAACAAAACTGATGATTATAAATTTTTTAGAACTCATCTAAATCCCAGAGTAATGTGGAATACCCAAATAACTCCATCGGCTCATCAATGGTATTTTCTGAGAATTTATACTTTATAAACCTTCCCGAGACACTTAAGGGAACTCTTGTGAGTGATGTTGATGTGCCACCCCAGGTATCCGTCCCCCATATAGCCGTTCCCCACAATGAACCATCAGTAGCCAAGGTCACATCAGTTGAATTGATTGTTGATGAAAAATCGGTCGCAGAATAAATCTGCATCGTGGCTGAAGTCTCACTAGTTGCCCAGAGGAATAGTTCTCCAAAATTCTTGCGCCTCGTGGAAACCCCAGTATCATACCATTTAGTCGTATAATAGGCATCAATAGCACCTATGGAATATCCGGAATTTGTTGTAGCAGTCAAAGCATCGGTTACAACTATCCCAGTGGCAGTCTTCGTTGAGCAAACTATTGATGTCTCATCTTCGCCTGTGCCGGAAGTAATCGTTACTGTTGCGCCTGTAACATCGGTAAAATCTGCCGAAGCATCATATAATATAACCAATCCACTTGCGGTATCAGTATCAATCGTCCCCTTGCTGTCAAATACCCCCAACTCTCCTGCCACATCGCTATTCTTATCAGGGTCGGATAACTGATACACAAAAGATTTATAGTTACCGAAATATACTTGCAAGACTTCATTTGTATCGTTGGCAATACCAAAAGCATTAGCATTTATTCCAGTATGTTTTGACCATTCCCCTATGCCATAATGAAAATCAAGCAGAAGATTATTAGTGCTTGCGCTTCCATTGGTGACTGAGAGATAATAATGGGAGTTAGTCCTATCATCTACCGCAACCGCATAAGGAAGCCGTGCGGCAGACAATCCATCCATCAGGTTGATGATTGATGATGATATTTCCATAACCTTTACGCCATCAAGGTAATTTATGGTCTTATCCCTTGAGAGAAATATAATCCCCTCACTGTTCCCTATGGCGATATTCTTGACGGAGTTTTTGGCAATGCACCCTATGCCTTCCGACACTTTTGTTACATTTATTAACTCATCACCGCCCACAAGGGAAACCTTATAAATGCTATCGGTAAGGAATACATATAAGTCATCATAGAGGGTAATCAATGCCTCTATCTGTTGACCGCCCAAAGCAGCAATATCCACATAATCATCATCAGACCAAGTCTCAATAGTCCCGACATTAGACCAACGAATGCGTGTGGTATGCTTTGTCCCCGCCTCAATGGTATTGCCTACTACGAGATAATTCTTCCACCAGATAACGCATTTGGCATCGGTAAGTGCATTTGATAAACTGGAGACATTTAAGACAGAGGTGGTAGTCCCGTTGGTTTTTATTATCGGGTCAGTCCCATTTGTCCCTATGGCATAATCAAGGGCGGTAACCCAGGAGAACTGATAGTTCTGCCCCTCGGTTATGGTGACCGTGCCGGTAATCTCAGTCCTAACTCCTGCGGTGGTTATCTTGAATAACTTGCTGCCGCAAGAAGATAAGATTGTCCTTGTGCCATCCGACTTATAGAGTTCATAAATCCCTGTAACCGCCTCAAAACTATCAACTGCGGCATTCATATCAAGCATAGATAAGAACGCATAACCACTGCGCTTTGTGGCAGCACCAGTTACATCAAGGGTGATATTCTGTAAATCGGCAGCCCTGCCATCCTTGACGGTAGGAGGACTTGAAGTGTCATCAAGACCAAGAAAGACCTGCAAACCTTGGGAAGGATAAACTCTTGACTTTTCCTGTGCAAAAGAATTAACGATTAAAAATAAACTGAACAATAATGTGAATGCTATTTTTTTCATTTAAACCCCTAATGGCAAATCAACTAAATCAAGAATATCCTTATTGCCTAAGTTATTGAGTTGCGACCTGAGTGCGGGGATATAATCCGCATTCTGCATATCCGATTTTACCATCGCCCTTACGCCGGTGGCATATATCCCCTGCATAGTGTTGAACAAACTTTCCTTATTCTGATACTGATATACCTTAGCCATCGTTCCTACTCTTACAAGCCAAAGCCACTTTTCTGGAATATCGGGGACATCATTATCGCCCTCAAGCCTGCGAATTGCGGTAAAATACTCTATATATAATGTTATTGCTGAAGATGGGATTGGATAGAATGATATAATCTTAAATCTTGCTGTCCTCTCTGTGGGGGCTAATTTAACCAAGGTAGTATCTGCGGTCTTTTCCCTTACCGTGATTATCCCCGTCGTATCTGCCGATTTTGACACCCGCAGAATTTTACCAGCATCATAAGTTATCGTGCCTGCTACCGCAGTCTCGCCTGTCAGGGTAAGACTCTCTGTCCTTAATAGCCCGTTTGTGTCATAACCGACTATCCTTACCGTCTGCGAAGTATCGCTTGAAGAAGAAGAAAGAACTTCAATCATATCATCAGTTGACAACCTCACCTCAACCCCTTCTTCTTCCCATATCCTATACCATCTGGGATTCCCTGTTGCCGTAGGATAGGGGATATACTCATAAAATAAGTCATCAGGAATAAAATTTATCTTTGTGGGAGTAGTAATCTGCCTGATTAAACCGATTTTATCCACATCCCTTGGCAGTTGATAGAACTCTGTTGAGGCGGCTGTGGCAAGAGTAGTCTTCCTGCGGTTAAAACTCCAGAGATGGCTAAAGCCCCTGAAACCTTGTATCTGCTCAAAAGCCCACGCTGGCTCCTGCAATTCCAAGAGAGTCTGGTTGATGTATTCTTCTATTGCGGTATTTATCTGTGTTTCTCTTGTATCTGTAGCTACACGAGTGCGAATTTCCAAACGGGTTTTCATATTACGCTCCTAATATCTGAGGTTTAAAATCTCTTAAACAATAAAGAAAACTATAACTCATAACCCCTATTCCGCTCAATATCCACAAGTGGGCATTAAAGGTAAATAGAGCCAGAATGCAGTATCCAAAGAACATACTGGCTAACCTTATTGATAAATCTGTTTTAAGCACCCTGAAATTCTTAAAATAATCCCAGATTAACCAGCACAACAGCGCCAAGCCGATAACCCCTATCTCAAAAACCACCTGTAAATACTCATTATGAAAATGCCGCCAGACAGACCTTTCAATATAAATTTTAAGTGTCTCAAAATATCCCAATCCATATCCAGTAATTGCTTTTAATCTTAACTTTTGGAATATCTCCATCCATAACTCAACCCGATGACTTGAAGTAAAAAAATAAGGACATTTTACAAAAAGATATATACCGCTTGATAGTATAGATGACAGGATTAAAGTAAAATAAACCCATTTTTTCTTAAAAAAAAGATAAAACAATAAAATAGCAAATCCACAACATAATCCCGAAACTGAACCCGCAATGAAAATGATTAACCATAATAAAATTAAGGCAAGGATATTTACTATCTTTTTTTCAAAGAACAACGGTTGGCATAAGGCAAGATAACCCGAAAGATGACTTTTGTTTCCTATTGTTCCTACAAGTTCATCTTGATTTCCAGAAATCCCTTTAAAAAACTCATCTAACTGTAAATATTGTAATACGCAATAGAACAACAGTATGATGACGCTATAAGAAAAATATTTCAGTATTTTCCCAATCTTTTCCTTATCTAAATATTCTACGCATAATCGGTATAATATAACTGCACAGAGAAGGTTGAAGAAAGGGAAGAATAGCTTAACTGGATAATTGTTAGTCTGTGCTATGATATCAATCCAGTGATATGCCGTAGTCAAACCTGACCATAGCAGAAATAACCCCAAAGGCTTGTTCACCGATTGGGTATATTTAGATTTTTCAAAGAACGAAGCGCAAAATAGGACTAACAATCCTACCTGAAAGAACTGCCCTTGTGCGTGCCAAATATTAACTTTCTTGAAAAGAAAATTTGAAAAAGGTAAAATAGCAAAGAACGCTATGAATAACTTATCTATCATAAAGGTTATGGTTTCTTAATTTCCTGAAACATCTTGGGCAGATAATCTTCCCGCTCTTGGTATATTTATAAACCACGGCATCGCCTTTACATATAGAACATTTTATATGCACAGTATCAAAATTGGAGATATATTTTATCTTGCTCGTGTCAACATCTATCGGGTAATATATAGTTGCGCACCCGGAAATTAAGAAAATTAGGATTAAAATTATATATTTCATATAAAGACAGGGGGGAGATAACCCCCCCCATTTGTTTTTTACGGCGATGCGTCCTGATGAGGATTGACGAAAATTATCGGAATGTTGGTTCCACCACCTTTCGTCCCCTCACTGTTAGCTCTGATTCCCCATCCGAGAGTTCCGTCATTGTCCCCTGTGTTGGAATAGTTATCGCAAGTCCCCTCGGTTGTGCCGGTGCCTACTATATATCCGGCAGTGACTCCTGAATTAGATGCTTTTGCTTTTACCGGACCATAAATTGCGATTGTCCCAACACTACCAGCAGGAATAGAGTCATCAACGACAACTCCCGCCACCGCAATATCATCAGCAGTTGTAGTGGTGGTTATATACATCTTACGATTTTCAATTTTATACATATCGTCATCTGTATAATCCCACACTACTACTGAACCTGAAGTCAATGCACCACCGGAATCATTATAGACTTCCATCGTCCATACTTCTGGTCCATTCTGCGGGTCAACTGCGGTAGGTATATTCGCCGCACTGGCAACTCCAATAGTCAATAGGAGTGCCAAGACAAAAAATAGGTATCTTTTCATCTTTATCCTCCTTATGACCATAAGATATAACCATTGGTTCTACGAGAACCAGTGGTAAGGTTGCCAAATAGATATAGCAACGCAACCTTCATTAACTGGTCGGTTGACTGTTGCATATCCGTTAACTCCATATTGCCTTGTGCTAACACCTGCAACCACAAATTGTCAGTATCAACCAGATACATCGTATTTGCGGAGCAGTTGTCATCAAATACTACTGGCATAGTCTGGTATGCGAGGTGCAAGAATCCAGCATCCGCAAGTTCAGTCGTAACATAGCGGATATTGGATGTGAGCAAACTCTCATATTCAGCATACAAGGTCTTTGTCGTTACCACTAACCTCGGACCTTGGCGACCATAGGTGCAATTTGTAACCTGTGCCGATAATTCTGCGAAAGTAGTAGCAGCGGTGGCATTAAAATTAGTAGCATTAGTATCAGCTTGGTTACGACAGTAAGTATTTCCCGTGGCTGATGGGTCAATTCCTCCAACATCTGTTTGTGTTGACGGCGAAGAATTGATTAAATGTTGCAGCCCATCCATATCATTTGCTGCAGAACCATCCTTGAATACCTGGTCCCCTAAAGTCTCCGACATAGAAATCTTTGCCCTGGTAACAGTTTCCTCAACCAAGTCAATCAACTTCTCTCTATTGCCAGCATTCATCGCCTCTTCAAGCATAGAAATTACCACAGAACCAGCGATTGTCTTGATAGGATATTCTGCTCTGGTGATGTCATCCATCAAGGGCGTATCAATAGTATCTGTCTTTCCATATGACCTGAATGAGGTATTTTGCTTGTAATATATTGGGTGAGTGAAACTTCTACCACCTGACACTATCTTTAGGTTGCCCTTCTTCTGGAGCATATAAAGTAGTGCATTGTTGGTAGAAACTGCGTCAAAGACTTCTGCGGGGAGATTTTGCAGGGTAGAGGTAATCAATGCAGTATAACTTGAATTACCCGATGCCATTTAAAACTCCCATAGGTTGTATGGAAACCTAAAAGCCCATCTCTTTCGCATTTTTCTCTATCCTCTGGCGAAGTGTAAGTTTCTCCTTTGTGGGAGGAACCGCATTCGGAGGAATAGAGTTTTGCTCAACATTAGCCTGCTTCTTGGCTTCCATCTGTTGCTTTGACTGTTGCACCCCCTGCTTTCCAGCTTCGGCAATCTTTTTATCATACATCACAATACGATAGGCATCCTCCAATGGTATACGTTGAGCTACCTTTTCGGCAATCGCCCTTTCCTCTGGAGAATTAGGCTTTATGTCGGGATGGCGGTTACGAAAATCCTGCAACCTTGTGCTTGTAATTTCCTGCGTAAGGATAGCAATAGAATTGGAAATTTCCTTTTCCTTTTCACTTGCTACCTTCATCGCTTCTTCCCTGGCAATCTGCCTTTGCATCCTCCAGAACTCCCTCTCCTCTGGGGTATTGCCTATCTCTTGCGGTGCTTGTTGCGGTTGCTGTGGTTGTTGTTGCCGTTGCTGTATCAGGTTAGATAATTGTTCACGGTAATAATTCCGCTCCTCAATTAACTCCTGAAAACGGGGATGCTGGTTAAACGGCACATTCTGCTCTTGAGTTTCGCCTTGTTGCGCAGTTGGCGCCTGCGACTCTTGCTGAACAGATTGCGCTTCTTGTTGCACCTCTGGCAACGAGGCAATCGCTTCGCCTAATGCAGAGGACGAGCCTGCTTGTGCGTCCTGATTTTGTTCCGGCATTTCTTTTCCCTTTCCGTAGGATTACGGCACGAACCGGGAGATTTCAACGGTTATTCTCCAAACCGATTTTTAACTTGGACTTGGTATCAGTTGATTAGCCAAACTGCTTGGCTTTGGATATTTATTTAAAAGCCTCGCCTTCAGTTCTTCGGACAATCCCGACATTTCCCCATTTCCCATTTGCGATAATAGAATTATCAGCAAATTAGCCATTGCCCGCAAAAGTTCACTGTCATCATTATCACTGACATCCAAGGTTTTTGATATGGCTTGCCTAAGTTCATCTGCCATCTTAATATCCTTTGACTAAATGTGCCTTGCCGCCTTTCTTCTTCACTTCTATAACCTTATTCCCTTTGAAGGCGAGGCGCACCATCTTCCCTGATTTTGTTTTCTTCCAACGATACCTAACACCTTTTCCTAATGGCATATTTAGTTTTCCCCCATCTTCTTGGTTACTGCCTCAACCCCTCTCTTATCCTTGCTTGCCACCGCAGGATTTGTATAGGGACATTGCGGATTTTCTTTTGCAGGAGAAATATCCCTGAAGCATCCGTCTCTGGGCGCACCCTTGGATGGTTGCTTCGCTATCTTTATCCCTACAGGTTCATTCTTTATTATCTTTGCCATCTTAACACCTCCTTCACCTGTTTTTGTAATACTTGCTCTTTTTTGATAACCCTGGAATAAAGTAATATGTCTTTCCAAAATTACCATCTGTCTGCTTTTTGCTTCCAGAGTGCATCATCAATCCTTTTTCCCGCATATAGTTCCTCTTCTCCGATTTATCTGAAAAATGCCTGTCTAATACAGGGTCAAAATAACCCCCGTCTGGGCAATAAACTGGACCGTTAAGTCCTCTATTCGGGTCGGTAAAGCCATCTCCAATATATTCAAGTTTACGAGTTTTCTCATTCCAGAGATATTTTGCCATTATGCGATAGGTATATTTCCTTTCTCGCCTCCCATACTTGAGATTATGTCTGCGGTATTAGGCGGTGCCTGTTGAACCTGTTGCGGAACTGCCCCTATTCCACCGCCCGTAGTCCCTAACGGAGGATTTCCCATCCCCATAGGCGCTTGCGCCTGTTGTATGGGCTTGATTATCCTTCCCACATTGTTAAAGACATCTGGAAACAGCATCAGGTATTTCCTGAATATCTCGGCAAGTTCTATCTTGTATCCCTGTGCGGCAAATGCCTCTAATACTCCTTTTCCACCGAGGATATTCACCATATTCTCAATCTGCTTGCGTAGAATAGGCAAGTCAGGCTTCTGGGTTGAGCCAACCTCAATCTGGAAATCATACTCGCCCTTGATGATTTTCTCCCTCTTCACATTGTCAATATCTGCAAGCCAGGAATATCTTGGCGTCCCAGTTATATCATCAAAGGCATTTTCTCCTGTGATTAACTGCACTTCTTCCAAGTCTACAAATTGCCTGATTACCTGCCATAGTTTCCTTGCCTGCCTGTTTGAGAAATCAGCCACTATGTCCGCCTTATCTGACAAGCGCAGGTTGGCGCCTGCCTGCCCTATCTGAGCCTCGGTGGCGGTCTCGGCAGAGGTCATCCCTGTCAGCATCGCCCTTGTAATCCCTGTCTCAAGGGAAATTATGTCAATCATCTTCTCAATGATGCTAATCATATCACCCCTGACTTGCGTCAGGGATAACTCCTTTACAACCTCATTAGGATTCTTATTGCTGAAGCAGATAGAACCCAACTCTCCATCCTCAAGTGCCTTCCTCCCACTCACGGTCATTCCTGTCTCATCAACTATTATCTTGCTCACGAATTTATCAATCTGCTCAAGTATAGCCTCAAAGGAATTATTTATCCTGTCCTGCAACGGCTTGATTATATCCACATCGGATATGGGATAAAGTTTATGACCGTGCTTATTAAATGTGAGAACCTCATACTGGAAGCCATCCATATCATATATGCTCTCGTCGTGGCGCAGGGGCAGGTAATCGTTCTGGTCTTTAGCCAATACCAGTATGTTTATCCCTTTGTCAGTCTTGTAATGTATCTCATATAAATCTATGGGCTTAAAGTTCTCAATTTGGGTTGACGGGATGTCCTTTATGTAATTAGGCTCTAATTCCCCTCCCACCAAGTCTTTAGTGTTGTTGTAGTTTGAGTTATTCTTCACCCTTGAGATGGTGGTGGTGACTTTTTCATAGACATAACTTGCATTGTAGATTGATGTCGCCTGAGGGTCTATGCCGAAATTAAAGGGATTGACCCAAGTCACATAGGGGTTCTCTGAGATGATGAACTCATTCAAGTCTATGTTCTGCTTAACTTCCTCCTCCTTCGGCTTTGCCAGGCGCAATAACTCCTTGATTCTCTGTATCTTTCCCTTCTCCCTTTCTTTTTCAAGGTTCTCATCCTCAATGTCCTTCCCAAACTTTGTTGAATAACCTATCTTACATACCCCCATACCAATGATATAGGCGTCAAAGATAATTTGCTGGTTCACCGACTTTATGTCAAGTTGCTTAAAGAAATAGTTCAGCAGGGCGGTCACATAAGAGGAGCTTTCCTCATCCTGCTTCCTCTTGGGTATCGCCAGGACATAAGGATTTTTATAATACAGCGACGGGACCACATTCTTGATGATAGGATAGATGATGTTGATGGGAACAATGTAATTAGGGTCAATCTTGGAATAGTCTTGCAGGTAGCGGGCAGAATAACCTTTCTCAAAGTAGAGGATATTCTCTCCTGACAACCTTATCCTATCTTTCGCCGAACTCCCGAAATTCTCCTCTTTGAATTTCTCCGCCTGCTCTATCTCTATGCGCCAGCGCCTTATCTCATCACTGTTTATCCGCAACATCTTTTTCTCTCTTTCTTTCTTCTAAAAGCAGTTCTTTTGCCTGAAGGCATAAAGCCAAAAAATCAAGCCTCTCAAGAAAGTTGCTGTCCCCAAAGTCAATCTCCACCTGGGTCATCTCTCTATCCAATCGTGAAGCGAGATACTCAATGACAGTCATTGAAGGTTATTCTGTCTTGATTCTGCGGGAACTGTTTATCGTATTCTCGGTCTGCTCCTCACCCTTATCGGAATCCTTGACCTTTTCCGCAACATCCTCTTTTTTCTTTGCCATTTTTTTCCTCCTTTTAGGATTTATCTTGACCGCATTCTTACTAACTTTTTTCTTAGCAACATTTTTTTTCTTAATCTTTTTTTTCATCTCAGTCCTCAACTAAATGCCAAATCTGGCATTTTTCTCCTAAGCCTTCTCGGGAGCTTATTGTTAAAAGCTACTTCCTTATTCCATTTTTCCCTCTCAAGCCAGGCAGGTGAGTTGACGGGCAACTGGGCTTTCTTCACCATCCCCCCACGCCTTATCAACTGCACCTGATAGGCGAGGGCATCTATTGCGTCATCGTGGGGTGACTTTGCCCCGTCGTGGGTATATTGCACCATCTGCCAAGACAACTCGCTGAAAGCACCCTCAAGCAACTCAAACTTTTCACCGGGGAACTTTATCGCCCTCCTCTCGTGGAGCGGTTGCAATGACATAATCCTTGCGTGCTTCCCTGACCCACGCTTGCTTGACGCCTCAAACTCGGTGACCCCAAAGAGGCTGAACCTCTGCGGGTGATTCTTATGCTCCTCGTCACGCCTGCGCTTAATCTCCGGCTCAAGCATACCCCTGAAGAAGTTCGTCTCTATGCCGAGCATACTGAACTTATACTTGTATTGCAGGTTGATTATCTTCTCCACTATCTGCGAGGGCTGCAGATGCTCGTTTATCACATCAAGTATGTGCATATCCATATTGTTGTCGGTGCCGACGGTGACTATGGCGGTGTAGTCTTCGCCCTCCCCTGCGGGGTCGCAGGTAACCGTGATGTGCAGGTCATCAGGCTTGATTGCGCCATAAAAGGAGAAGTCGTCCATCTTGAAGACGCAGGTCTCGTCGCTTATGGGATTATTCTTATACAGGCAGTTATATAAACTTGAGCCTATCTCCAATTTCTGCCTCTCAAGGAATTCCCTGGTCAAGCCGATATTCGCAAAGGGGTATTCCCCGTATCTGTCATCCTTCTCCGCCTCCTTGATGAAGATGAGGAAATTCTTCTTTATGTCGTTCTCGGCGATAATCCTGCCGTATAGGTCGCCAAAGTGCCACCTCGTGCCTATTATCAGCACCTCGCCGCCAGGCTTCAGCAATGACAACGCCTTCTTGTAGCACTCGGCGGTCTTATCCATCTGCTCCTTGGTGGTGATGTTCACATCGGTAACGATGTCATCAAAGATGATGATGTCGTAGTGCATACCCACCTTGGCTGTCTCTATGCCTCCGGTATCAACTGATGGCTCTGAGTGGTGCGTGTTCCTTACGGAGATGATAATCTGGCTCTCGTTCCACTTCGTCCTCTGGTCCTTGGGCAGCCACCTGAACAGTATGCCGAACACCGAGCCGATTATCTTCCTCTCAATGTGGTTCTTTATTGATGTCAGGAAGCCCTGAGCCTTCGTTGAGGCGTCGGAATAAATCAAAATCCTCAGGTCAGGGTTCTTCAATAACCTGTATAACGAATAACCCACAGTGCATATCGTTGACTTGAATGAATATCTTGGCATAAGGATTAGCTTGAATAGGCTGCTCTGCTCAAGAAAAGCGCACAGGTCCTTATGTATTGAGTTAAGGTCCTTGTAACCAAGCGTGTGAAAGATAAAGCCAAAGAGAGACAGCTTCTTTGTAGCCTCCTGGGCAAGATAGAACCTCTGCTCGTCAGTAAAGCTATTCGGGTCTATCCTCTCTTCCTGTTCCACAATCTGTTCTGGCATATAAATAAAAAAGGCAACCCTGTCCTTAAGCCAGTTTTCTAACCGTATTTTGCGCTTGTTCGGTATGGCTTAAGCGGATTGCCTTAGTCTTAAATCAGCAATCAGTTAATTATTTAATCTTCCTCAAAAAAATCATCCTCTCCGTGCGATTTTATATCCTTCAACTCTATCCTCCAACAGCGCTTGTTAGTCCTCCTGATGACAAAGAACTCCAACTTCTGACCCTGCTCATAAGCAACCTTGCCCCACCTCAATAACTCATCTCTCCACTGGGGCATATTATTTATCCCTTATCCTGTGCCATCTCTTGATTTCAAAAATCAAAATCAGCGATAAGAGGATGATGATTAAATCCTGCTGAAATAAATCTATGAATCTGCCTAACCTAAAAAAACCTATGCTGGAGATAATAAAATAATAAATTAAGGACATACAACATTATCAATAAAATTTAAAAAAATATTGCGCAAGTAGAAAGAGAGTTATTCATAATTATTATTATAATCCGGAAGGGTGGGGGTCTCTTTTTCCAGCTCTCTATCTACTTCAATCATATCTAAAGCAATCAATATACTTTGCCATCGCTCTTTATAGTATGCTTTATTTGCGTTCTTATGCCTATTAGAGCTTATATTTTTCATCAAGCATATATTCTTACTTACTTTTTAAAGATAGCGTCTTAAATCGCTTAGGAAGCTTAAAACACTAACTTCCTATAATATACATTATGTTAACTTATCAAAATTCTTCTTATGTTAATCTTATCCCACTTAAGTAACCATCTACCTTTGTCTTATCATCTGGATTTATAGTAGTTACTTCTGATTTTTTACCTTCTGTAAAATCTAAAATAGCGATTGCAGCAGTCGTTTGAACAGTCTCCTTCTTAGCATTTAAATTTTTTTCCAATCTCTTCCAAGCTTTATTTGCTAATCCTTCTTTATCTATCTCTTTTTTTATTCTACTTTTCTCTACCTGTATAGATACAATCTTATCCCTACTCTTATGCTTTATCATAGACTGAGAGAATCCTGCAGCTCTCATTATATCGCTGTCATTCTTGCCCTCTAAGATTGCAGCTCTTATCTTATCTAGCGTGACTGGATTAGTGATTTTAGGCATTCTCTTTTATATCTCCCTCATTCTCATCCACAAATTTTTTTATCTCCTCGAGATTCTTAAGGATGAGCTTAGCCTTGAATGTGCCGATGGATATTCTCCTGTATTTTTTCTCATCATCGGTGATGACGAGTATGGGTTTATCCTTAAAGAGTGTTCGTTCTATCATCGCTCAGCCTGAGAGTTCATGCTCATTATAAGCACAAGTTCTAGTCAAAGTAAAGATTTTTTTTAGCTCTTAGTATAGTATATATGAATATGAATTCTAATTATTCAAATATAAGATACTAAAAGTATTTACAGTATATATATATTTATTTTATCTATCTTATCTATTTATCTATAAGGTAGATTATACAATACTTATGGCATAGACTATATATAGGTAATATAGTAATACAAGCGATTTATAGAGAGAATAGAGAATACTAGCTAAATTCGGATAGTATAGCTAAAGAGCCTATTTTTACCAACCTCTGTTCTAATCAAAAAAAGACAAAAAAAAGCTGGACAAACAGTTTTTTTATAGTATAATGATTTCAGGAGAGACAAAGAGATACCAAAGCACCGGACGGTGTAAGAGAGGAGGAGAATATGAACGTAAAGAGATTCATCTATCGAGCCCTAGATAGAGAAACACCGATAGGGCAAATCGTCGCCTCGCTTCGTGACCAGTCACCACGAACATCAGAGCACTACATCCAGAGGATAGCTAGAGAGTGGTCGAGAGAGCCGCGATGTCCCATCTGCAATAAACCCACCCACCTTTATATTTTTACCACGTCAGGTCCAGACGGAAGAGAATATCACAACGATTGCTGGCGCACGAGATTCGTCCGCTGCGACAGATGCCATAGCGTGAGTGAGCGCAGCGCCAATCGCACAGTCTTCTGGGACGGCGAGCGTATCTGCCTATCGTGCGTGGAGAGATACCTCGTGTGCTGCGAGTCGTGTCGCACGCTGACGTGGAGAGATGATACCAGAGAGGTCGATGGCAGGCGCGTCTGTTACTCGTGCTATGAGGCGTGTCGACCCATCCAGAGCTACAGCTGGTCACCCAGCAGGTTCGTGTTCTCGAAGCAGGCGTGGGAGAACACCACGTTCCTAGGCGTAGAGCTGGAGGTCGAGTCTCCAGATGCTGATGCGGACGATGTGGCCTCGAGGGTGAAGAGCTTGAGCGATAGGATATACTGTAAGCATGACGGGTCGTTGAGCAGCGGATTCGAGGTGGTCACCCATCCCCCCACGCTCCAGTCCATGCACCTGATAGGATGGCACCGCATCCTCAAGGAGCTCCAGAGACGAGGATGCACCAGCCACGATAACGGACGGTGCGGCCTCCACGTGCACGTGAGCAAGTCTGGACTGAGCGAGAGACAGATGAATAACATGCGTCGCTTCTTCGCTCTGCACAAGTCAGAGCTGGCCACGCTGAGTAACCGCAGGGGGCGCAACACGGACTACTGCAGGTTCGAGTCGCTGTCCGAGACGAGCGAGGCGCAGTCGGGAAGATACTGGGCGTTGAACTGCAACAGCTCGCAGCCTACGCTGGAGGTGCGCATCTTCAGAGGCACGCTGCTCCACTGGAGGCTGATGGCAGACGTTCAGCTGGTGGATGCGCTGGTGGAATTCTGCGCATTCGGCCACATGAGACGTCACTGCTGGGACGACTTCGCGATGTTCGTCGAGAGCAGCAACAGATACGCTCAGCTGATGAGGCTGATGAGAATGGAGGGGTTGACATGTGCATAATCATAGTGAAGAAGCCAGGGGTCGCTTGTCCCAGCCTGGACACGCTGAGACAGTGTCAGCGGGTGAATAAGGATGGGATAGGAGTGATGTGGCACAAGTCTGACTCGATGGGAGTCCACATCAACAAGACGTTTCGAGATGCGGACCAGTTCCACGAGTGGATGAAGGACAACGTGAGCACCGAGGACACGTGCGTGATTCACTTTCGCCTAGCTACGCACGGACTCACCGACGTGGGAAACAGGCATCCGTTTCCTATCACCAGTGACAAGAGCATGCTGAGAGCGCCGACGATAGTCTGCAACGCTGCGCTGGCTCACAACGGGGTCATCGGCCACCTAGCTAGGCACGAGAAGTTCAGCGACACGCAGAAGTTCGTGATGGAGATACTGAGCAATCCAGCCATACGCGACTCGCTGGACAATCCAGCTGTGGACAGGCTGGTGAAGAATTTCATAGGCTCAGACAAGCTGGCCATACTGGACAGACGTGGTGAGCTTCGCCTCTACGGAGAATACGTAGACGACAACGGCTTACTGTTCTCCAATCACACCTACAAGCCGTTCATCCTCGAGCAGACGCAGTCACTCTATGGAGAGTGGCCTGGATGGCTGGACACGTGCGACGTGTGCGGAAGCAGCAAGAGCGTGCGCACCGTGACCCAGGGGAAGTTCGTGAACACGCTGCTCTGTGCGAAGTGCAGGAAGAAGCACCTGCGCCATGACTCGCCCGTCAAGTCAGAAGCGAAGCAGTGCAGCAACTGCTTCGACTGGCATGAGCGAAGAGAGCTGTCGCAGACGAGGATGGGATACATGTGCAAGAAGTGCAAGGCTGACTACGACTACTTAGGATACTGAGAGGAGGGTCACAGATGGGAATAACACTGGACAGAGCTTACGATGTGATAAGAGAGCTGCAGAGCAAGCTGGACAGATGCACCAGGCTGAAGATTCAGGCGCAGGCTGAACTGTTCGAGCTCATGCACTCTGACAAGCCTCTCCCCGAGAACTACGACATCAAGGCGGATAACACGTATCTCAGGGAGGAGCTCAAGCGCGTGATAGCGCAGAGAGATGATGCCAGGAGCAAGCACGATGCAGCTCTGCAACGCATCAAGCATCTCCGGAGAGAGATAGACGAGCTGCAGAGAGGAGGAGAGGATGGCAGAGAAGACTCGACGAAAGATTAGACTCAAGTGCCTAGAGTGCAACAAGAGGTTCAGGAGAGTGCTCAGCACGAAGCGAGACCCGAGGTGTCCCAGATGTAAGAGCACGGACATAGACCTAGAGTAGGTCGACTGAGAGGAGGGAGAGACATGGAGCTGAACGTCAACGAAGACGCATCCCCTGAATTTCCTTTTTATCACCTGATTTATGAGCAACATTACATCAGAGGGTGCGTCAGCGATGCTAGATACGGGTGTAAGGATTGTATGTTCAAGTCAATGTGCATAATATACCGAGAGGGGGTGAGGAATGATGTATGATTTTACGCTTTATGACTTGCAAGACCTATTCAAGGTCAGGGATGCCTGTGTTGTATTATCTCGCTATGACCTCGAGAATCACGACTTGATGTCAGAGGTGAATAAAGAGATACAGGAGAGGGAGAGGAAGTATGACCCAGATAACCCAGACCACGAGAGGGATAAAAAAGATTAGCTACAATTAAGAGGAGGGAGACATGAGGCTCTATCTCGACTTCGTAGATGAAAAAGAATGCCGGATTAAAAATTTTTGGCGATGGGCGATACTTCTCACTTGCGGAGCGGTAATTTTATTCATCGTTATCGCCTGCTTTTTTACCTCTCTTGCAAGGGCAGAAGATTACTCTGATACGCAGATAGTCAACGCTATCTGGGTGATTGAGGGCGGAGCAAAGGCGCGATATGCCTATGGCATACGCTCTGTCAATTATTCTACCATATCCGAAGCTCGCCAGATTTGTTTCAACACCATAAGGAACAACCGCAAGCGTTTTATAAGGCAGGACAGATATGATGACTTCCTTTCATTCTTAGCCAGTCGTTATTGCCCTGTGACAGGTAATCTAAGCAAGGCGGAGAAAAGATTAAATAAATTTTGGCTAGGCAACTTGAGGAAACAATTAGCCAAGCAAGGGAGGTGATATCATGCGCTTAACCGTGCTAAAAATTAAGCCGCAGAAATCCCGCTATGGGAAATTCTTCTATTATATTTTCCTCAAGAGCGATGAGGGAAAAAGTTTTAAGACTTGTGCTTATCCAAAATTCGGTAACTTCCGTCGATGCGGATGGGATAAGGTGGTGGCACAAGGCATAGGAACAATAATAGAGTATAATTCTTTACCTATAAATACGAAGGGACTTCTCGACGCTGATGTTGTGTTCAAGATAGTCCCGAAGGAGGCGGTGAGATGATGTGCGAGATAGACGTGACACTGATTGAGCTGGCGTTCATATATCTCAGCCAGGTAAAGAAGATGAAGAGGATAACTGCTGGCGACTTGCTGTGGACAGCTAAGAAGATACGCGACTGGTCGAGACGAGGTAATAGATTCAAGAAGGCTAATAAGCTAGACTTCAGTTCTGGCCACCTGAGGTTCGACGACTCGCTCATCTCTTAGATTTTTTCTCTACGACCATAGTATGATATAATAGTATTGAGAGGAGATGATAGAGATGGCGAACAAGAGAAGACTGCTCAGCAACGAGGAGGTGGAGTGGCTGGCTGAGAGCTATCGTAAGCTGGAGAAGGACAAGGTATTCAACAGTCTCAGGAAAACTTTTCTCCAATACATCAACGAGTTCTTAGATGAGGAGCTCTTGATGATTAAGAGATTAAGGAGCGAGAGAGATGGACGCTGAGCAGTTGGCACAGAGAAAACATTATCTGGGTGGGAGCGATGCAGCCGCAGCGTTGGGCATGTCTCGTTGGAAGTCAGTGCTTCAGTTGTGGGCTGAGAAGACTGGGCGCATATCCGCGGTCGACTCAGACAGCGAGGCCAAGCTGTTGGGCAGAGAGCTCGAAGACTATGTGGCCAGGCGCTTCTCTAGATTGACTGGAAAGAAGGTGCAGCGAGTCAACGAGACCATGTTCTCCAGACAATACCCATATCTCGCAGCTAACATCGATAGGAGGATAGTGGGTGAGCGGGCTGGACTGGAGTGCAAGACAGCCAGCGTGTGGAGATATAGGGAGTGGGAGGGGCAAGAGATTCCTGCCGAGTATATCCTGCAGTGCTATCACTACTTAGCCGTGACTGAATGGGACAGGTGGTATATCGCGTGTCTCATAGGAAATCAGAAGTTCGTATGGAAAGAGATAGAGCGAGACGAGAAGATAATCTCAGACATAGTCTCAAAGGAGCGTAAGTTCTGGGACGAGTTCGTATCTACGAACGTGATGCCTATCTCCATATCGGCATCGGACAGCGACATCTTATTCCAGCTATATCCTGAAGCTATACAGAGAGAACAGATTCAGCTGGGCGATGACGTGGATGCGCTGGTGGAGAGCTTAGACAGTCTCGAGGCAGATAAGCGAGTGCTGGAGCGAGAGATACTTCAACAGAAGAATGTCATCAAGACCAAGCTAGGAGAATACGAGCAGGGAGTTACCAGTAGATATAGGATATCCTGGAAGAATCAGTCAACTCGAAGATTAAATATAGACATGCTCAGAGATGAGCTTCCAGAGATTTATGAGAGATACTCGCGTGCGACACGTAGTCGCGTGCTGAACATTTATGATAAGGAGGAGAGAGATGGATAACCAGATTAGAGTATCCGAGCGCCCCGCACACATTGAGGAATAGTTACCCGGAAATGTAGTCACGGAATATGGAACAATGTGGTAAACAAGATAAAGTATCTATCGGCAACCGAGTGCGTAATCATCGACATAAGCGGAGCTAACACGACTCGTATAATTTCCATCAAGCAAGGAATTCGGTCAGCATTTAAGCGAGCCGGATTCACAGTAGAAAAACTGAGGATAGCCGTAAAGAACAACGAGATGTTCGTGTGGACAAACAACTGATAAGGAGGATGAGTGATGACCGTTAATACCGACAAGGTGAACCAGATGATACAGAGACAGGAGATAACTACCGTGTCCGAGTTCATTGAGAAGAAGAAGGAGCTCATCGCTCAGGTTTTACCCAAGACGATTACCCCCCAGCGCCTACTGGGCATCTTCACGATGATATTCAATACGAATCCTAAGCTGCGCGAGTGCTCACAGAAGAGCTTGATTGCTGCGGTGATTCAGACAGCTCAACTAGGACTTCAGCCAGGTAACATCGGGCACATTCACCTAGTCCCATTCGTCAACAAGGGGATTCTCGAGGTGCAGCTGATAATAGGATATAAAGGATTCATAGAGCTGGTGAATCGTTCTGGACAAGCGACCATCCTATCAGCAGAGGTGGTATATGAGCATGACCAATTCCAGTATGAGCAAGGACTCAATCCGATACTGCGTCACATCCCTGCATCCAGCGAGCGTGGAGAGATGGTGGGCGTATACTGCATAGCTAAGAACCTGCTCGCTGATGAAAAAGTATTCGTATATATGCAGCGAGATGAGATAGAGAAGATAAAGCGGGCATCGAAGGCCGGCGATTCGCAATACTCGCCATGGACCATCTGGCCAACAGAGATGTGGAAGAAGTCGGCAGTAAAACGCATAGCTAAGCTACTCCCACTCTCAGTGGAGAGCGAGAAGGCGATATCCACCGATGAGACAGTGAAGACGGAGATTGCCCCAGACATGACAGAGGTGGCTGATGAGATAATCTGGAACAACGCAGATGACGCACAGAGTGAGATAAAAGAAGCACCGTTGCCTATAAATAAGCTCACGACCAAGCAAGACAACGCAATCAAAGAATTAGCTAAACGAGTGTATAAGAGCAATTATGCCGAAGAGTTACTTAACAGGATAGGTGCAGAGTTTGGCGTGAGCACTCTCTCAGAACTCACTGAGGAGATGGCTGCAGAACTGATTCGCAGGCTAAGTCAGGAGGCTCAAGATGCCTAGCTTGAACAAGGTATTGCTCATGGGAAACATCACATCTGACCCTAAGATGCAGCGAGGAGAGAGTGGAACTGCGATACTCAACTTCGTGATAGCCGTGAATAGACAATATAGAACTAAGGATGGAGAGCAGAAAGAAGATGTTACCTTTGCCGGATGCACCGCGTATGGAAAGACTGCCGAGTTGATGGACACATACGTGCGTAAAGGCGACCCTATATTCATCGAGGGCAGACTTCATCAAGATAGTTGGGAAGATAAGAATAGGAAGACTCAGACCAAGACTAGGGTAGTTGCTGAGAACATTCAGTTTCTTCGAGGAAGACGAGAAGAGGAGTAAGTATCGTAACCGCGTTAGGATACATCGCTGCAATAATCACAATCATCACAGTATATCTCACTGGAAATAAGAACATCAACCTATGGTATCTCAGCATGGTCAATCAGTGCATCTGGGGATACATAGGCGTAGCTAACGAGCAATATTACATCGTGATGATAGCACTGGCACTCCAGATACTCAACATCAGAGGGCTGATGAGATGGCGAAGAAGATAATAGTGATAGGAGAAAAGCTCAACGACAAGCATCCTCGATGCAGACCGTTCTCTAGAGGACAGACAGCTCGACGAGTATGGAAATGGCTCGGATATAAGAGCTATCGAGAATTTCGAGAGCATGCAGATGCCATAAATATTATTCCTAAATACTTATGTAGTAATAAGTTAGATAAAAAGATATCTAAGTATAAATATATAATCCTATTAGGGAGAATTGCTCAGCGAGCAGTCTTTGATATACATAAGATGAGTATTCGCTCAACGAGAGTAATGAGTCGTATATTCGTCATGCTCCCACACCCGTCTGGGCTGAATATCTCCTGTAATCATAAAGATGAGAAGATAATCAGACTCATCGAGTCCTTAAGGATAAAGTGATGAACGACTCGCTGTTCGATAACTTTGATGAGATGACTCTATGGCGACAGCACTGGAAGAATATGCCAGAGTTCGTCCAGGAAGACCTCGAGCCATGGAATACCATAGAAGTTCACTTTGAAGACTACTTCGATAAGAATGGATATAACATCCATGACAGGATAATCTATGTCCACTTCGCTAACATAGATGACCTACGAAGCTTCTCTAGACTAATGAACATACCTGGGATTACACATGAGACTAAATATCTGAGACTCGCTAGCTTACATGACTTCGTGCAACTCGTTAGACAGAACATCACAGAGAATACTCCATCGATATGGTTTCCTGCAGTTCCTGAGATGAGAGTTGAGAATAAGAGGTGGATGGATGAATCCGAGATATCCGATATACATAATCTCTAAGGGACGCTGGGAGAGCAGACTGACCAGTAAAGCTCTCGAAGAGATGCGTGTTCCTTATCACATAGTAGTCGAGCCACAGGAGTATGACAACTATGCGGCGGTGATAGATAGAGACAAGATATTCACGCTCCCATTCAGCAACCTAGGACAGGGTTCTATACCTGCGCGTAACTGGGTGTGGGAGCATGCCATGACCACAGGCGTAGAACGCTACTGGATAATGGATGACAACATAGACGGATTTGGAAGACTCAACTATAACCTGAAGATAAGGGTATCATCAGGAGCTATACTGAGATGCGCCGAGGACTTCGTGGATAGATATGAGAACGTAGCCATGGCAGGACTTCAGTATGACTACTTCATTCCGAGGAAGACTAAAGTTGCGCCATTCGCAATCAACACACGCATCTACTCGTGTATCCTACTAAAGAATGACATACCCTATCGCTGGAGAGGAAGATATAACGAGGATACTGACCTCTCAATAAGGATACTCAAGGATGGATGGTGCACGGTATTATTCTACGCATTCTTCTGCTATAAGACACCCACGCTGGAGATGAAAGGAGGTAACACAGACACCATCTATAATACTGGAGACAAGAGGAGAGAATTTGCAGAGTCACTGCAGAGACAGCACCCAGATATAGTCAGGGTGGTATGGAGATATGAACGATGGTATCACGAGGTGAACTACGATGGATTTAAGAAGAACAAGCTGGTGATGAGAGCTGGATTAGCTATCCCAGACGTGACTAATAACTATGGAATGAAGCTGGTAGAGATAGACGATGAGAAAGGTGAATAATGATGATAAAATATAGTATAGTAAAATCTAAGGTGTGGGCGCTGAACAAACAAATCAATAAGAAGGCGCTGATGATGCTGGATAAGCACATCGACGAGTATATCGACCAGATTATCTCCAAGCAGACAACGAAGAGAATAACTGACAAGAGTATCATACTCTAATACTAGAATCGAATGCTTAACTATATCCCATTCTATACGCACATCTGGTCTGATGCAAAGTTTAAGCGACTATCAGACGCAGACAATCAGATACTGTTCATCTATCTGATAGGAAATCCAGCTATAAATCTAACTGGAATATACGAGATAGACTTCGAGTTCTGTCCGGTAAGAAAGAAGCTCAGGCGTCCATTCGACGAGGTATTTGATGAGCTTGTCAAGAGTCAGATGGTAAAGTGGGATTCAGAGAATGAGATAATCTTCGTGGTGAATAGATTCAAGGCGATGATGAAGATGTCGACATCTCCGAAGATAATCACTGGGGCGATAAATGAATTGAACCAAATGAGCCATCGTTTTAGACAAGACTTCATCGAAAAATATAAGCCTGACATCAAGAACTTTCTCTGGCAACTCAAGGAGAGCAAGATAACTACTGATGAGATACTTACCGATGAATTCATCGTCAACGTCTCTAAGATATATTCGAGTAAGCAGGCACTAAAGAACTTCGTGATGAACAGAGGCGTGTCAGAGAGACGCATAGATGAGGTCATATCACGAGTGCTTCCAAATCTAAAATAATGGTGGACTGGGCTGCATCTCTACTAAAAAAATTTACATCTAAGTGTTTCAAAATAAATAAGATACGAAGATGTAAATTTGATGGGTGTAACACGATACTCTCTCCATATAATTATCATGAGTATTGCCACTACCATCATAGCATTATCATCAGCAAGAAGAAAGGTATCTGGAAATTTTACGGATTATTAAATAAAAAAACACTCACTTATCTGCATCGACAACATATCTCACAAGGAATGAAACTACTATGGAAGAAAAGAAAGAAAAAATAATTTATCTCTATTTCGATATTCGCCTCATCAGTAAGGATAATGAGAAGATATGGTCTATCCGCACTGGCCGTCCTTTCTTATCGGAGAAGTTCCGCGCATTTGAGAACAATATCATCTGGCAAGCCAAGTCGCAGTATAAGGGAAAACCGCTTGATAAAGATTTGATGATGTTCATTATCGCTTATTATAAGAATAAACGCCACGCCGACTGTTCTAATTTGCAAAAGGGGATTTGTGATGCCCTGCAAAATGGAGTAGTTTATATCAATGACAGGCAGATAAAAAAACTAATGGTAGAGGTAATAGAAAATTCAGAAAAAGATTATTTTGAGGTATTTATAAAAGAAATAAATGACCCCACAAATTGAGCAGGAGATTAGGGATATATTAAATAAAATAATTTGTCGTCATTGCAATGTTCAAATGTATGCTCCACATCAATGGACAATAGATGAAGAAAGATTTAATCAAGTTATTTCCGAGTTGCTCTCCCTTATCTCCCAGCACTATATTCCCAAGAGTGAGTTGCCGAGTGAGGAAGAGATAGCTAAAATAATTCACGATACTAATTTTATAGAATCAAAAATTATAAAAGGTAATATTATAGAAAAAATAGATAATGAAAATTTAGCCCAAGCCATCCACAAAAGAATAAGAAAGGACTAAACAATGATTGAGAAAGAGGAAGTGAGAAAAGCGATAGAAAACCGATACGGAACTACCGAAAGTCAATGGCGATTACTCAAAAAACTTGCTTCTAAATATCTTTCTGGCGAGTTGGTGGAGGGGGTGAGTAAGGAGAAGATTGAGAAAGTTTGCAGAGAAGAATGTGATAAATGGATAGAAGTTACTGATAATAAACTAAATGTTATGATAAATATGGAAATTAGAGAAAAATTATCAAAGAGTTTAGCCACCGCCTTATCCAACTTGGGCATAAGAAAGGAGACCTAAATGCCAGAGCAGAAATCAAAAGGACAATGTAAGCATAGGGAGGAAGATAGCAGTGTTTGTAAATTGCCGCATAACGATTGGTGCATAGGCTATGAAAATTGTGAGGACTATGAAGAGGAGGAATAATGCCAGAGCAGAAGACGATAAGGGATATTATTTATTGGCACTCTTGTAGAATTTGTAATCTTGAAGAAATGGGTTGTGAAGATGAAGAAGAAAGAATAAAAATAGTAAATCAAATCTATGATGAAACCCTCTCCGAAATCTCCGCCCTTATCGATGAGGCGACTGATGGTTGCAACCAAACCCAAGCCGAAATCCGTCAAAGGCTAAAGGAGATATTTAAAAAGGAGGAGAAATGAAAACTTGGTTCAAAGTAATCACAATTCTGTTTTGCCCGTTGCTGCTTCTTGGTTGCGCCACGATTGTAAGCGGAAGAAGCCAAAAAGTGTCTGTGAATACTAATCCTGATGAGGCAATAATAACAATCAACGGGATGGTGCAGAAATCACCTTGTTTTTTCATATTGGACAGGACCATACCAAGTTATCAAGTCAAGATAGAAAAAGAAGGGTATAAAACTGTTATCCTGACTTTAGAAAAAGGGATTAACGGATGGGTATTCGGCAATATCATCTTCGGTGGGATTATCGGGGTGGTAATTGACTGTGTCTCCGGCTCGGTGAATAGTTTCAATCCTGCAGAAATCAGCCAGAATCTTGTGCCAGAAGGAAAGGATGCGATAGTAATAAAGACGAAATGATAAATTTGGGTGGTTGGTTATTGTGGCGAAGTCGGGACAAGACGCTAACGAGATTCGCTCTCCGTAATATGGACAGAAGCGTGCAACCATATAAACGTAGGTTCAAATCCTGCCAATAATCAACCACCCTTAAAGGAGAAGTTATGAACCAAGATAAACTGACGGAAATATTGAATAAATTCAAAAGGGAAATATTGGATATATACAATCGTATGGTTTTGGGATGGGATAAGTTGATAGAAAAAACAGAAAAAGGAGATATAACGGAATGTTCATTAAAAAACGGTGAAATTTATAATCAAGCCCGCTCCGCCATTCTCCAATGGTTCAAAGAAGAAGTGGTGCCGAAAGAAAATAGTTATGCAAAAGGATTAGCAGATAAAATTCTTAGTATAACTTGGAATAAAAAAGACAGGGAAGAATTAAAAAGATGTGAGAAGGATAGAAATATAGGCTACAACCAGGCATTGAAGGACATACTGGAGAGATTGGGAGGAGAAAAATAAAATGGGGAGTCGTTCAAAGGGAAAACAAAGATTGCCAATAAAAAAATCAGAAAAACCCTATAAGCAATGGTTAAAAGCAAGAAAGTCATCTGCACAATAGACAAAAAAATAGGATTGGTGCAAGGGCTATAAAAATTGTAAGGACTATGAGAAGGAAGAGAGAGCATAGTTGAAAGAAATTAGCGCCGAGAGATTATTTGTCTTGTTCATTATCGGGATGTGCCTGCTTTGGCTGATACTTTTTATCTGTAATTATAGCTTATGTGATTTTGTTGATGCGTTGGATATGGAATTGGAAAGGATAAAATGCCACTTATTACCCCGATAGAAAAAGCACTGCTCCGCTTCGGCAAGGAATATGCCAAAGCTGATAATGATTGGAATATTGAACGCTCAGAAAAAAGAAAGGCAAAACTACTAAAATGGATAGCAAAAAAGATACTGGAGCGGATAAGTGGATAGTTGTAATTGGCGCACTCTTGATTTATACTTTTGTCTTTATCGGGTTGGGATACAATATAGGCAGAAAAACTGAGGCTTCAGTCAGTAAATTAAAATATGAGTTGAAAATGACACAAGATAAATTAAAAGATATGCGGGATGAATTAAAAATGACACAAGATGAGTTAAGAGAGATGCAAGATGAGTTAGAAAAGATACAAGAAAAGAGAAAGCGATATAACTACGGCTATATTAAACGCAAAATAAAATAAGAAAAGACAAATTTACAAGATTAACAATCCCATTGTTCCGCAGAAAATCAAACCACGCCCTTCTTCTTCTAATTCATCCCATTTGATTAAAACACTCCATCCACCCATCAAGACAGCGCAGGCAAATATTCTGGCTAATACACCCCAGAGTGATACATCCGCCCACATTAGGGGAATAGAAGCCAAGCCACAGCCAAAACCGTGCATAAAATAATTATCAAAGCCAAATAACCAATCCCAATAGGTGCTTAATGCCATACCACCCAACCCCCAGAATATCAGATATTGCCACCAATAGGCTAAATGGAAGCCCTTTAAGCACCATAGGGCAATCAAGGCAATTAAAGGGCATAACCAATCCCTGACCCAAAACCTGCGTAGGCATTTGGGCATCCATTTAGGGTTAGCGTTATCATCTTGAGACATACCGCCACAACGATACGCAAATGCGCTTATAGCTGATAATAGGCAAAAAGCAATCATTTTATCGTTATCCCATTCAATAATTATTTATTTTTTATTTCTTTTGGATAATCATATTTCATTATCCCAATATCAAATCCCCATAATGTAATACCAATACCAAAAACTTTTTTATTAGGATATAAATTATGTTCTATATTAGTAATCTGCTCTGCCTTTTGCTGGTAACTTTCGCTGGCTTTTGGGTAAAGTATCCTCTTTACCCCTAAACCAAGCAGAGCAATCACAGCAATTACGCATAATACGCTTATTGTCCTAAAGATTGCGTGCTTTCCAGCTTGAACTGCTTTACCTAAAATTATTGTTCCAGTAATCGGCTCCATATCTCCTACTTTCTATAATCTCTCTTACTAAACTGATAATTACCACCATACAAGTTGTCATTATTGCCAATGGAATCGTAAATGGTAACAATATCAGCAATAGTATTTGCATTAGAATTTTATTGCCAGAGTAACTGCCGGCCCTTGCGTAAATTCGGCTTCTTCTGTCGGCTCACGAAACCCCACAAGCCATCCGGCATCAATGACGATATTCTTAAGCACCGGCACTTCCACTCCGAGTTTTTCCAACTTTGCCACTTCATAGCCAACCATAGCGACAACCGAATCAGGCGAACTATACCCAAGATTTAGGTTGAACCCTTTATATCCTATTGCCTTGAATGTAGTCGTAAACTCCCAATGTTTTGAATCCAGCGAAAAATAAGCGC